AAGCAGGACAAGCACTAGCAGACTACTTTGGCCTCAAGGCTGAGATACAAAAGAAAGCACATGAACACGGATATAAGTCTGACCTTGAAGCGTTCATGGCTACAGAGCAACTTAAAGAATATGAGGATGCTCTGAAGCAAATGATGATCTGGCAAGGGCGAGCCGGGTTATGGACAGATTGGTTAGACTACCAGAGGAAGATGAAGGAAAGCCGTGAAGCCGCAGAGAAAGCTGAGAAAGCCAAGAAAGCTAAACGTAAGAAGCAGATTGTTGATATTTGTATTAGCATCGGTTTGGGCGTTAGCGTTCTCTCAGCCATTGGCTTGGTAATATACATCTTCTACTGGCTCAGTAAACAGTAGGTCACCTATGTGGTTATTATTTGCAATCCTAATTCAGTCTGATGGCTACGCTGTCTATCCTCAAGGGCCATTTGCAACAATGGACGAGTGCTTTGAAGCCCGTGAGTATTTCATGGCAACAGCACCACAGCCTAAGATGAACTACGATGCAATTTGTATACAGACGGACGTAACAGGAAATGCCTCATGATTGGGTTAGTCACAGCTATCACGAACTTGGCAGGTACATGGGTCAGTGCCAAGGCGGAATCAACCAAGGCCACCGCAGAGGCCAAAGCCACCGCACTGAAAACAGCGGCACAGTCTTCAGCGGACTGGGAACGCATCATGGCAGAGGCTTCCAAGAACTCGTGGAAAGACGAGTGGTTAACGATAGTGTTCAGCATACCTCTGATCCTTGTCTTTATACCAAGCATGGTAGGACATATACAGCAGGGATTCGACGCATTGGCAACTTTGCCGATTTGGTATCATGAGATTCTCATGGTGATTGTACTGGCCTCATTCGGTGTCAAAGCCGGTAAAGGCGTTATGGAGATGTTAAAGAAATGATGTACGGTAAAAAGAAAGCACCTAAAGCCTTTAAGACCTGTGCAGGTTGTAATAGCAAGGCTAAATGTAAAGCCGCTAAGAAGTGCTTAGGCAAGGCTAAAAAGTAATGCCGCTGATTCAAGGATACTCTAAAGCCTCGATCAGTAAAAATATTAGTACCTTAGTTAAAGAAGGCAAGAGTCGGAAACAAGCAACAGCCATTGCGATGGATATTGCTAAGAAAGCTAAAAGGAGACGAAATGTCTAAAGGACTCTACGCTAACATTCACGCTAAACGCAGACGGATTGCCAGAGGCTCTAAAGAACGTATGCGTCAGCCCGGCACTCAAGGTGCTCCAACAGCGTCTGCTTTCCGTAAAGCCGCTAGAACAGCGAAGAAGAAATGATTAAGAAAACATTTGGCAAAGCTCTGACAACTTCTTATCAAGACATCTATACAGTTCCTGCAGGTAAACGTGCTGAATGGCGTGTGTTGTTTATTACAGATACTGCAGGGTCTACCATTAATGTTGATGTACAATTCTATGATGCTTCAGAGACAGCAACACTTCAGGTACTCAATAGTTACTCGCTAGGGTCTAATAATTTTCTGCAGATCGGCGGCGACTACTATGAGTTTATTAATATGAAAGAAGGCGATATTATTAAAGCTAAAGCTTCTGCAGGTGCTACTTGTTTAGTCTCGATTATTGAAGAAAACGATGTTATCCAAGGAGGCTAAATGCCAAAGTCTAAAGACCCTAAGTTAGCCAGAGCAGGTGTCAGTGCTTACAATAAGCCTAAACGCACTCCGGGTGGATCTAAGAAGTTTGTTGTTGTTGCCAAAGAAGGTGACAAAACAAAGACAATTCGTTTCGGTGATCCTAACATGACAATCAAAAAAGATCAACCTGCAAGACGTAAAAGTTTTAGGGCCAGACACAAATGTGACACTAGTCCTCCTAGTAAACTGACCGCACGTTATTGGTCTTGTAAGAAGTGGTGATATAAATGGGATGGTTTAACTGGGTTCCTAAGCCGATTAAACAAGCGGCGAAAACTGTTAAGAAAGTCGTAGTCGATGGTGTAGAAAAAGTAGCTGATGATTTTTTAGGCATTGATGACTCCGGTGGTATTGTAGGTTCTGTATCTAAGATCGGTGAGAAGGTAGAAGATGGTCTACGAGAAGCCGTAGATGAACTTGATACGATTGTAGAAAATCCTTATATACGACTTGTTGTTTCTATTGCCTATCCTCCTGCCGCACCTTATCTCAACGCTTATGCTAAGTTAGACTCTGGTGAGAAACTTAATGCCGCTGACATTGCCGCATTAGCGGCTACAGCAGGTAAAGATTTTGGAGCCTTTGAAGCCGCTAACATTGACCCTGAAGTAGTTAATAATATCAAGAAAGGTGTTCAGGTAGCCACAGCAGAAAATCCCGGTGAGGCACTACTATTAACTTACGGTGCAGACATCGCCGCTGAGACAGGTTTAACAGAAGCCTTTGACACTCAAATAGCCGACACTTTTGGTCAAGATGTTTTAGATGTCTTGAAACAGAATGAAGATTATATTGTAGACTCTGCACGATACGCTACCGGAAACATTTCGGAAGAAGAGTTAGTTGCTAAGTACGGTGCAGGCGCTGTCGATTACGCTACATCTGGCACAGGTTTTGAAGAATACAGTAAACAATTAAACGATGCTATTCAAGTAGCCACAGGTAATAAATCTGTTGAAGAAGTTGTTGCAACTACTTATGGCGAAGATATTGTCAATTATCTTGGTGCTGAGACACCTAATGAACGTGCACTTGGTTTAGGAGGCTTGACCACGGCAACACAGCTTGCAATGGGTAATGATCCACTTAAAGCGGCTTATGCAGGAACAAAACGTGCATATGACGAAGGTGCTCGACTAGAAGACTTGACATTTACAACAAATGAAATAGCCGGTTTAGATTTTAATCTTAATGATATTATTCCAGATTTAGGAATTAACTTTGATCAATTAAAAGGTCAAGGATACGACTTACCTAGTCTTGCTAATCTCGATGTCAATTTAAATCTTCTAGACATTCAAGCCCCAGATATTTTAACTCCTGACTTTAATTTACCGGAGGTTGCAGATTTAGGCCTTGACTTAGGCACAGTAAACTTTGAAGGCTACACAGCCGGTGATCTAGGTGTTGATATCGGTGACTTAGAAGGTTTAAACATTGATGTAGGTCAATTAAACATTGATGCAGAACTCAGAGCTTTGTTACTTGCAAGAGCCAAGGAAGGTGTTCCCGGTGAATTGACAACTAAAGACGATGAAGTTGTTGCTTCTTTAGAGTCTCCGTTTGATTTACCAGACGAAGAACCATTATTTTCTCGTGAAGTTCTAGCAAGGACTTCTCAATTAGTCTAATTTGTGGTATACTATAGTTATGACATATTTACAACTAGTTAATGCAGTTTTACGAAAACTCCGTGAGGATGAAGTCGCTACCACAAGTGATAGTGATTATTCTCGATTGATCGGAGATTTTGTCAATGACGCTAAACGTCTGGTAGAAGATACTTGGGACTGGACAGGATTACGTCATACCTACAGTATTACAACCACTTCAGGCACTGGCTTATATTCGTTAGCCGATTTCGGTACACGATCTAAAATTCTGTACGTTCATAATGAAACACGAAATACTGAAGTATTAAGAGATTCATTACAAAATATTCGACGAGCTAATCTTTCTTCTAATTCTCAATCTGGCCCTATTTTAAGCTATGCGATTGATGGATTAGATGTGAATGGAGATGCTCAAATTCGTTTATATCGTACTCCAGATTCTATTGAAACACTGAGTGTGTACGCAGTACGCAGGACTGACGATTTAACATCAGATTCTTCAGAAGTCTCAGTACCTACCTCTCCTATTGTTCAATGGGCATATTCTTATGCTTTGCGTGAGCGTGGTGAGACTGGAGGACAATCAGCTTCTGAGCAAGCAATTTTTGCACAACAAGAACTTTCTAATGCTGTGGCTTTTGACGCAGGATTAAGCCCTGATGAGACTATCTGGACGACAGTTTAATGGCTAAAGAGCTACAAAGTATTGCAATTCAGGCTCCGGGCTTTTATGGATTGAATACACAGGATTCTCCAACCGCACTGTCTGAACAGTTTGCATTGGTTGCGGATAATTGTGTGATTGACCAATTCGGACGTATCGGTGCTCGCAAAGGATGGAATTACGAGACAACAGCCAACACTGACTCAATTGTCCATATCTCTGAATTTATTAAATTAGATGGTAGCACAGAAATTATTAGTGCATCCGCTAATTATATATACAAAGGCACTACTACCTTAACCGATATTACTCCGGGTTCTTATACTGTCTCTGATGGCTTGTTTGATGCCGCTACCTTAAATGGGTTTCATTTTCTATTCAGAGAAGGCGAAGATCCTATTTATTATGATGGTACAACATGCGATGAAGTCTCAGCACATGCTGATTACTCAGGTACAGTGCCTCAAGGAAATATTGTACAATCTGGTTTAGGACGTTTATGGGTTGCTAGAACAGATACAGATAATACAACAATATATTGGTCTGATCTCTTAACAGGTTTTAAATGGGACACAGGATCTTCAGGATCAATTGATGTTTCTAAAGTATGGCCTGATGGTTCAGATGAGATTGTTGCTATTGCTGTTCATAACGGTATTTTAGCAATCTTTGGTAAACGTCAGATTTTGTTGTACACCGGTGCTCAAGATCCTGCCACAATGGAACTCACTGATACTGTTGTTGGAATAGGATGTATTGCAAGAGATTCGGTGCAAGTCTCAGGAACAGATTTAATATTTCTTTCTGATGCAGGTGTTCGTAGCCTTAAAAGAACAATTCAAGAGAAATCAGCGCCTATCACTGATATTAGTAAAAATGTCAGAACTGAGTTGACTTCTTTTGTCTCTAGTGAGACTCAGGAAATCTTTTCTGTATATTCTCCTGAAGAAGCTTTTTACTTATTACACTTGCCTACAACAGGTATTACTTATTGTTTTGATATGCGCACCCCGTTGCAAGACGGTGCTCATCGTGTAACGCAATGGAACGCTATTCAGCCTCAAGCATTATGCCGGACTAGGGCCGGTGTTTTGTTATTAGGCAAGTCCCAAGGAATTGCTAAATACGATGGATATCAAGACAATGGTGGTAAATACCAAATGTCATATTTTACAAACTATATTGACTTTGGCGCTCCATCAAATCTAAAACTTTTGAAAAACCTGAAAATTACAATTATTGGTGGATCATCCACTCAAGCCACATTGAACTGGGGTTATGATTACGCCTATGGCTACAAAAAGAAAACATTTATTTTGTCTACGCAAATCATTGCTGAGTATAACATAGCTGAATATAACATCGGTGAATTTAATGCAGGTGTTCTTGTAAATCGTCCTACTGTAAACGCCAGTGGCGGCGGTCAAGTAGTTCAGCTTGGTATTGAAGCGAATGTAGACGGATCACCGGTATCAATCCAAAGATTGACTGCTCAAGCAATTGTAGGAAGGACAATTTAATGACAGACTATACGAAAATCACGGACTTTGCTAGTAAGGATTCCTTGAACTCAGGTAACCCTGCAAAGATCATTAAGGGCACTGAAATTGATGCTGAATTTGAATCTATTCAGACTCACATTGAAACTAAATCGGATGCCTCATCTCCGACATTTACTGGAACGCTGAGTGCGGAAATCATTACAGCCTCCGGTACATTGACTGCTAATTTAATTGATGGTGGAACTTACTAATGGCTTACACAATTCCCGGAACAGATATATCTATTGATTTAGGAGATGCTGTTGGAGCCGCAGGAGAAGTTGGAGCCGCATTACTTCCCTATACTCTTACAGCAGATCAGATTTCTAAACTGGAGCAAATGGGGACAACCCTAAAGACCGAAGCAGGAACTATTGGTACAGAAGCGGCAGGTGCGGCGGCATTTAAACCTGTAACAATTGCATCTAGCACCGGAGGTAGTTTAGGTTTTACTCCGACTATGGGTGAGGATGGTGAGGCAACAGGAGCTTACGGACTAGATTACACTTTAGGAGCCGATGAGCAAGCGATTATGTCGGGTTTGCTTGGGCAGGCTAAAACAGCCGCTACCGGATACACTCCAACATCAGCCTCTGATTTATATGCCATGATTCAAGGCATGCGTGATCCTGAGACTACAAGAGCTAGACAGGAAATGGAAGCTCGTTTAGCCGCCCAAGGACGTTTAGGAACCCGTACAAGTATGTTCGGAGGAACTCCAGAGTATCTGGCGATGGAAAAAGCTATTCAGGAACAACAATCCAAAGACATTTTATCGGCTTTAACCACTGCACCAGAACTAGATAAAGCGAATTTAGCAAATATTGCAGGGATGCTTGGAGTAGCTTATGCACCTCAGCAAGAACTCAAAGGATTATTTGATCCTGCAATTCAGATGTCTAATATTCTACAGTCTGCAGGTATTGCTGAATCTGAAGCAATGTATAAGTCAGGTATGGCAGGCCTTGAAGCAGGTGCGGCGGCTTCCACAGCGGCCTCTGGTCTTGAGGCGGCAAGGACTCGTGCATTGGGTGATGCATTATCTGGATTCTTCCAATCGCAAGGCGGAGATGATTCTAGCTATCAACAACTTCTGAAGGCATTAGGACTTGGCGGAGGAGGAGGTGCAGACTCTGCTTACCAGATAGCAAGCGATCTATATGACTCTGTAGACAGTGGAGATTGGGAATAATGGCACAGCAACAACCTTCAATGATTTTAAGCATGCTCAAAACACCTCAACAGGTTCGTCAAGAGCAATTAGCAAAGCTCCGTGAAAAGTCTTTGGCTCAAGCATCGCTTCTTGCACAGCCTGTTGCCGGTGCTCAGACAGCTTTACCGGGACTCTTACGTAATTACGCCGCAGGAATTGCCGCAGAAATACCAACAGATATTGCACAGGCCACCAGAGGCATCACAAGAGGCGTAGGCGGCATGTTAGGTGCGGCAGGCTATGGTGAGGCCGGTAAAGCCATTGCAGGCGCTACAGTGACTCCTGAAGAGCGTTTAGCGGCTACTAGACAGCGTATGCTTAGTGGACAAGACACAACAGACTCAACAAAATTAATGCAGATTGCAAAGCAACTCTCTGCGGCAGGTGATCAGCAGGGTGCTCAGATTTTAACACAGCAAGCAATGCAACTAGATAGTGCGGCGGCTCAAAGAGCACTGGTACAGGCACAAGCACAGCAAGCTTCTGCAAAGGCTAAAGAATCAACGGCATCTGCGACACTAAAGGAGGAACAGGCTAAACAATTAAAAGAGTTGTTCCCACTTGAAAAAATTAGTAAACAAAACGCAAATAGAGCGCAACTCTCTGGTATTCGTCTTGACAGTGCTAAAATTAGACAGATCAATGATAGTATCACCACTGAAGAAGTTAAGCGGCGTTCTCTTGAGCAACAGATTGATGAGTCTGAAGCTAGAACGCAATTAGTTAATGAAGAACTTAGTCGTTATATTGATATGACTCCTTCAGAGGTGCTCAAGTCTCAACTTGAGGCGGCAAAACTTGGTGTAGATATTGCTAAAACAGCCGGTGAAGTTACTTTGGATCAGGCTCGCATGGCTGATATAGGGCAGACTGACTTTACTCGTGAATTAGATAGACTTGTAGGAAGTGGTGAATATACAAAAGAAGAGGCCGCTAAGTTATTGCAAAGCAGGCTTGAAACCAAAGCATTGCAAGGCAGTTTAGGGCAGGCTGTGCGTACTGAGCAGGCTAAATCAATTATTACTAAAGCGTCTACCTATACGGAGCAGGCTCAAGGTTCTGCACAGCGCATGGATGTGGCTGAGTCAGGCTTAAACTATCTGAGAGATGCGGCAACAGGTAACTTCCGCACAACCGAAGAAGTTTTTAATAATGTTCTTGCGTCATTCGGACAGAAAAAGGCACTGAACTCTAAAGCCCAAAGTCAATTGTTAGATGTGGTTCTCAAAGGTGCGGCGCTCGATAAGGCACAGGCTTTGAAAGGTGCGTTGTCGGATAGAGACTTGGCATTCGTAGAGGCTTTAGCAGGATCTCGTGATCTTGGCCCTGCGGCATTGGCTACCTTATTACAAGAACAATACACAGAAGCTTATGTGCAATCTAAGGTAACTGAACAAATCGAACTGATTGTTGAGAATCTGCCTCCTAGTCAATTAGGAACATTCCGATTTGATACCGTTGTGAGTCAGCTTGAGAAAGCCTACAGAATTACAGGGCAAGAAGAGTTTGCCGCTAAAGTAGTAGAACTATTCCCTAACGGGATTACAAACTAAGGAGCATTTATGGCAGATCAAGCCCAACGCTTACTAGAAGCGCAGGAGATTTTTGATAAATATGGGATTCAAAATCCTTTAGCAAATGCTCCAACAGCAGGTGGCCCTATTATGCAACCACCTCAACCCCAAGCACCTGCTCCAGTTCCAGAATTTAAGAGTCCATTAGAATTAATGGCCCCATATTTACCTATGACTGGGGAAATGGGTGGAATACTGTATGGCGCTACTGAAGGTGCAAAACGATTAAAGCCATTCGGTAAGCAAGCTCAAATGGCAGGGATGTTCTTTGGTGGTGCGACAGGCGCTGTATTAGGTGAAAGCACTCGTCAGCTTATCCAAGAAGGCGAATTAGATCCTCTAAAAGCTATCAATGCAGGACTTGAATCCGGTCTTTGGTTTGGCATGGGTGAGTCTGTTGGTATGGGTATGAGAATAGTCGCAGACGGTATCTCCAATATTCGGGCAGGCGTTAAACCAACCGATCAACAGCTTGCCATGATTCAACAGCTTCAAAATGAATTAAAAGAATTTGGTTTAGAAACATTTGGTAAAAATCTTACGTTAACACCTGCGCAAATCTTTGGGCAAGGTGTGGAGCAAACTTTAGAGGCTATCGGTAAAGCAGGCTTTGGTGGAGAAACTCGCTTTAACGAACTCTACGAAAAGCAGGCTGACTTTGTTGTCAGCCGAATGAAATCTCTTGTTGGTCAACTGACAGGAAAGTCTCGTCAAGAAGTTGGTAAAGCCTTTCAAGAAACAATGGAAGAAGCTGACGCCGCCTTGACGAAATGGGCAGAGCCACAATATGCGGCACTCGATGCAAAAGCCGCAGGCGCTAAAATCAATATCGGTGCTACTGAAAAAGAACTTAAAAAGCGTATTGCAGGCGGTAAAGTAGGACGTACAGAAGGTTCGACACTTGATCCAAAAACTTTAGAAGTGTACAACTACGTCTTAGGTGCTAAGAAAGATAATACTTATCTAGGAATTTTCAATACCATTCGGAGAATCTCATCTGACCTGCGTACTGCCCAAGGTATGACAGACCGTAATAAAGTTTATGAAAAAGCTTTGAGAGATGCTAGAGAGCTTTTAGAGCAGGATCTAGAGCGCAGTGCTAAAGCTACATTTTCAGGAAACAAGAAAGCAATCTATGATGACTGGACAACCTTAAATCAACAGTATAAAAAATATAGTGACACCTTAAATACTAAAACTCTTGCTAAACTATCAACAGAGGCTCCTGAATTTGTTGGGGAACAGATTGCTAAGCAAGGTAATGTGACCGCTGTTGAAGAAGCATTTAAAGCGATTGACACTGCTGTTGAGCTTGGCGCTAAAACTGCTGATGACGCTAGACTCATTAAACAAGATCTGCAGGGCAATTACCTACGATCTTTACTCGAAACAGTCGAAACTAAAGAACAAGCTGTTGGAGCTTTAGCGCGACTGATGCGTCAGATTAAAAATTCTAAGCAGGGTGATACATTTACTGCGGTTCTTGATGATGCGCAAAGAGCAAAAGTTGTACGTTTCTTAGGCTATGCCGATCATTTAGAATCCACATCATCTGGTGCATTCAGTCTTGTTGTTCGTGGTAGACAGGCAGGTTCATTAAACCAAGCGATTACATCTATCGGTGGTGGCTCTGCAACAGCCGGTATTTTTGTTGATCCAACTATCTTTGTCGGTAGTTTAGCTATTTTAACGGCTCCAACATTCTTAGCCAAACGAGCTTTGAATCCAAAGACTGCTGATGCATTTTTAGATACTTTAAGGCCGATTGTTGATCGGGTCAAGAAGCCCGGATATCAGCTAACTAAATCTGATTTCTTGGCAGTAACTACAATGTTAGCAGAAAACTTTGAATTTGTTGGTGATGAATTACCGCCTGAAATGTTTATCAAAGGATTAAAACCTAGACAGGCGGCAGAATACCAAGCTAATCGTGGTCAGATTATTGCTGAAACCGGTCAAGACATCGGTATCCTGCCTAACTAACTAATCAAAAGCCTCAAAGATATCTCCGATCATAATCTTAAAGAACGGAATATTAATCACAAAACCATCAAAGAAATAGACTTGGGCATCATTGATGTCCTCGTCTAATTTCCATCCTAATACTGGCTGTGATTGTACAGTCTCAGCCGATAATCCAAATACATGATGAAATCTAATTGCTATCATAATTCTACCCTATATAAGTGTTTTGCATTGCCTGATTGATTTGAAGCGGCCTTATTAATTGCGTCCTGTTCATTTCTTGCGAGGTACTTTCCGACATATCGTTGTCCACAATAAACAGTATACATTACCATCCCCAATCATCTCCTTCCAAACCATGTGCATTGTAATCAGTGACTCGTTTCTCAAAGAAATTTGACATAGACGATCCACCTAGTATCTCTTCCATCCACGGCAGAGGATTCTCCTTAACCTTCCAATTGGTCTTAAGGCCAAGTTGCAGTAAACGTCTGTCTGCGAGGTAGCGAATGTACTGCTTGACATCTGCCGACGACAGACCTTCCAAGTCACCCATCTCATACGCAAGATCAATAACCTTGTCTTCAAGTTTGACTGCAGTACGGAACATTTCGTAAATATCTTTTTTAAA